TTTTTTGTAGGTATCATTCCCCATGCCGGTAATGCTGAGGAGGTTTGCATTGTTCGTGAGAATCGAATTGACCTTCTTTCCGACATCACCTTTCCCGCTCGCTCCCGATCCGTCAATGATGTCTCCGAAAAGCGTATCGAGACGATTACGCGCCGTGACCATTGCGGTTGCGTTCAATGGATCGTATGGGTCCTTCGTCTTGTCGCCGCTTGCAAGATTGTCTTTCGTTCGCTGGAAGACCTTTGTATCCGCGCTATTGATCTCGACGGTCTTGGCCTGGATAGCCGCACCGCCGGTCAAAAAGTCGGCGAAGTTGGCCGTAGCACCAAGGACCATGTTTTTAACGTCGAGGGCTTCAGCGCCTACCTTGCGGACATCGTTCGTGATTCGTTCTTGGTTTCCAACGTACTGAGATTCGGCAGTACCGGCGATTGCTCCTCCTGGAGCACTACCAAGAATGGCACCGACATCGGCCCCGTCTTTTGACGAGTACAGGCGTTCGGCCATCGTAAGGTTCACACCGAAGGCTTTGCTGATGAGGCGAATCTGATCGTCGCGCGATCCACCAGAGATACTTCCCTTGAATTTCTTGAAGAGCTCAGGATTGAAGCCCTTTTCGAGTTCCATTTGGATATCGACCGCCGAGGCGTTTTCACCGAGCTTGTCACGCGCGGCGCGGTAAAGAAGAAGATCGGTTTCCGAGCGCAAACCCGAGGCACCGACAACGCTTCCATTCATTCTTGAATAAACTTCAGCCCCTCGCCGCCCTCCCGCGACTTCACCGAACACGTTGTAAAGGAAATTTTGAGATCGGGATATCTCGCCGAATCCCTTGACGATTCCTTCAGAGAGGCCGTCCTCAAACATCGAGGTCATGGCGGTCATGTATTCGCTGATCCTCGGTGAGCCGACAGTTGCACCGGCTCCACCTGCCGCGTATTTGAGCGCGTTAAGCCCGCCCTTACCAAACCGCGAAGCGGTTCCGTAGAGCTCCGTGAATTCGCTTGGGATGTTTTGAAATCCATACCCCTTCGCGAAGCCCATGACGCCGGACGCACCGCTCATGGCGTCGGTTGCGCCGAGCCGAGCAAGTTGCTCTACAACCGCCGCGCCCTGCTGGAATGTATACCCGTAGCCTGACGCGCTTACGGAGATTTCACTCATTGTTGTACGGAATAATTTAGACTGTTCGTCGGCCGTTGAAGCGAACCGCTTGAGAGCCGCCGTACTCGACATAACCGCCGGGACGACTGACTCGTACTGCTTTGACAGCTCGTTTCCTATCGCGAGCCCGCCGACGGTTAGTGCGCCAGCACCGAGCGCAACCTTACCCATCGCGGGCATTTGATTCCATTTTTCGCCGATCTTGTCGATGATGCTTTCACCGGCACCAACGACAGCGCCGCCAGCGTCGCGGGAAAGACCGCCGACGGCGTTTTTCATCGTTCGTTCAAACTTGAAAACGTCGCTACCGGGAAACGGGATTACTTTCCCGCGTTGTTCTGTTCCTTGACTTGATCCCCCGACTCCCGGAGCGGAACCCCGCTTCTCAATCATCGTGAAGCGGTCCATCATCAGAGAGGCTTTTTCAATTCCGCTATTGTACTCATCCCAGAACTGCTCGACCTTTTCGGGATCGGTAATGCCGAGGACGCTACTTACTTTTTCTGCGAATTTATCGAAATCTTGGGCGGCGTTTCTCAGGCTATCAGTTTGGGCGTCTACTCGTAAACCAATGCCAATCTCACTACCCATTTCCGATCTCCTTTTTTATCGCCGCGATATCGTCATCGCTATACCCAAGATCGCGAAGAGCTTCCTCTTCCTTTTCCTTAATGGGCGCTTTTTCTTTCTTGCTGGCCCAGTATTCGCGTTTTACATAGTCATCGGGAAGCGAGTGTAGCCAGCTTCCGTACAGAAGACTCACCTGGCTCTCGCTGAGTTTTACGAAACGCTCGTCCGTGGGAAGAACACGGAAGTGTTCTATCACCCACAGGCGGGCATTCGTTGTAGGCTTGATGTCACTCCAGAGCGTGTCCTGATCCAGACTCTCCAATCTTGTCTCGAATTTCGACACAAAAGGATGACCCCCTTGTGTACAGGTCTTCGACGACAGACTGATCCGGGCAGTCCGCCCAGCTTTCCATCTTCTTGAAACGGTCGGGCGTGCCAACGATGAGAATGTCGAGCGTGGACCACATCTCGAACTGAAAGAGCCTTGCAGGATCGAAGGAGGCGTTCGGAAGTCCGCCAAGGTATTCGGCGCGGCGTCGTGCAATACGAATGCGGTCCTGACCCGAAGGGTACTTGAACTTGAAGGCACCGTACTTGTTTTCAAACGTCGTTTCGATTTCCTTGCCCGAAAGCAGCGTGTCAATGATGTCGATGTCCTCGACCGTCACCTCTTTTGCTTTCTCGTCGGTTTTTTCCGAATCCTTCTTCTCCTCGACCTTTCGATCCCTTACGAAGAAGCTGGAAAGGGGTCCCTTTTTCTTGTTCTCATCGTTAGCCATTTTTCCCGTCCTTTATCGCGAAGTTTTACAGGGTCCGCTCGATTGCTTGGAGCCCGATGTTGTTGGTGATGTACGCGTTCGGATTGATACGCGCACCGTCGCTTTCGATGACGACATGATTGAAGGCGGTGAGCACCGTCCCGGTAGCCTTGTTGTAGAAGTCCATGTACTCGAAGGTCTTCCCCTTGCCGTTGAGCATGACATCGCTCCTGGTCGGAAGGAGATCGGAGAGCGTCGTGTCTCCTCCGTCGGCGTACTGGCCTCCCTGCTCCTTCTTCTCGGGAACGAAAGTTCCGATCTGGATGGTGCAACGATAGGACTGCGAATCGAGCGAGACCGCGCCAAGGTTTCCGATGACGTTCGCTTGCTGGATTCCGAAGTCCTCATTGTAGCTTGCATCCGTCGCAAGCCCAATAACCTTGAGCGGGTCGCTGGACTTCTCGCGCACGCGAACCGACGCCCACGCACCGGAAGCAATAATCTTTTTATCTGCGGTAGGTAAAGGCATTTCTTATCCCCCTTGTTATATTGCCACGGTCTGCGTCAGAACGTGCAGATTCGCGGTTCCGAAGATGAAGTTGCGCGGCGCGGTGAGGTAGGTGTGATACGAAACCATAACCGCGTCCCCGTTCTCGGAGATTACGATTCCCCAAATGAGGTCCTTGTCCGCACCCTTGACGATAAGGCCGAGGTTGTTCCACTCCTTGCCCTTGGAGATGAGCACGGATTTCGCCGTACCCGCGTCCACGGCGGTCTGCGGGCGGCCGACATCGCCACGGAACGCCGCGCGGAAGTCGCGTGAGATGTAAAGCGACTCGCGAACCATCGACCGTTCGTTTTTCTGGAGCAACGATCCTTGAAAGGTCGTAACCCCGCGAACGGTAACGAGATTCCCGTCGTCGCTTTTCGCGCCGACCGTAACACCGGCCTGGATAAGCTTTTCGATCTCGGTCTTGGTGAGCGTCTTCCCCCACGAGAGGACGGCCATTTCCTTGTTCGTGACCGGCTCATTGACCGCGACCGACGCCTCAAGCCCGAGGAGCTTGCACGCATAGAGCGCGGGAGAGCAGTCTTCGACGCCGAGGCCGGTATTGATGAGGTTGTACTGCTTGAAGGACGGGTACGCGAGGTTGACGAGCTCGGAATTGAGCTGTTTCGAGCGGACGATGGTTGCATCGACCGTCTCGCCCGTCGCGCCACCTACCCACGCCTGACGCTCGCGCTTGCCCTCGACGGAAGCCATCCGCTTGCAATGATCCTGGATAAGGACATGGATCGCGGCGTCGGTCGAGGTCGTCGCGATGATCTGGACGTTCTCGCTTTCGAGTTCCACGAGGGCGTTCGCGTATGCGGTCGCATCGGCGGTTCCGTTCGCGCCGCCCGTGAAGTACACCCACGCGGCATCGTTCGTCGGAACCTTTCGCACGGTTCCGTTGGACGGGTATTCCGCCTTGCCGATGTACGAGGACCGCTTGAAGGTGTCGATGATCGCCTGAAGATCGGACTTGACCACAAACGCGCTCGCCTTGATGTCGGCACCCGCATAGTGATCGAGCTGGCTCGCGAGCTCGCTTCCGTCTCCGGTAAGAAGAACCGCCTGGAAGTCCGCCTGGTCGTTGATGTAGTTGACGATATCGTCGATGGTCGGGAAGGATGCAAAGGGGACATTGAGGGCTTCCGCCGCATCGACGGTCACGACGATCCCGGTTCCGGAGACTGCCATCGAAGCGGCGGCCCCCGTTCCGGTATACTGGACGCTGAGGGACTGCTTTTCGATGTTGTCGAATTCCTCGGGAGTGTTCGTTCCGTACTGAATGCTGAGTTTGTGAGTTCCCGAGACCGTTCCGTCGGTGAGCTTGCGCTTGACCTGGTTTCCGTGAAGTCCCCAGTCCCACGCCTCAAGGTCGATCACGTTGTACCCGCCGTTCTTCATGACGGAAGAGGAGCGCGTACCGACGTTCACGCGCATGAATCCGATCCGCTGAGGAGTATACCCGCTCCCCGGATCGAAGGCGTGAAGAACACCCTTGAGGCCGATTCCATCAATAAGCATTGCGCGAGCCTCAGCGGGCGAACTGAAGTACACCAGCCGTTTCGGTTCGCCGCCCTTGGACTCGCCAAGGATCACCGCGTTGTTCGCGGATACGCCGCCGCCGCTTTGCTTTTCGTAGTTGTTCCGGGTATACACACCCGGTATCAGGTGCTCGGTCCGCTGTCCGGCGGACTCAAACACTACACGATCTGAACCCATTGGTCGCCTCCTGTTTTATATTGCCTGACGAGTAAGCCGCTTTTCGATGGTGGTTTTCCACTCATCGGCCGTCTTGGTTTGTCCACGGTAAATCACGCAGAGCATCGTCCGGATCGACGGCATAAGGTCATCGCGATCCTGAAGATACTTTTCTATGATAACCTTGACCCCGGAGCTTGCGCTCTCTTCTTTGTTTTTAGCCATTGATTACCTCCTGGTAAGAATGTTGTATTTCGGCTAGGGAAGAGATATCGGTATCATAGACCGCTTGCATGATCGGATAGTCAACCGACACTTCTATTCGACCACCGTACAGTGTTTTTCCGAAGTCAATGTTGTAGTAGCCCGATCTTTGCCCTCTTATTGTGTTTGAGTGTATCACAATATCGTGCTTCTGATGAAGCCCTATTATTTGCGGGCCAGAGAGATACGCCAACACAAGACTAAAGATGTCGTTTTTCACCTGGATGTTCTCGGTCCAGATTTCAAACGAAACGCTGTCGCGCCACATTGTTGAGTGCATTAGCCCGTGTATCTGATCCTTGGTTTGAAAAGCGGTGTTGAGCTCGACAAGGGCGGTCTCCGAAAGAATCCATTCCTCCGGCTTCATACCGATAATGTCCGCCTTCTCAAGGCTCGTGATCTTCCACCCTTTCGACATCCCCTGAACCTCACCGTCGTTTGCCGAAACAATCGTAATCGACGGGAGGATCGTGAAGTCCGGCTCTCCGGATGCAAGAAGCCGCTCGAAAGGATGGTCATTCGAGACGCCGAGATTCTTGTGATTCGGATACTGTTCCTTGAAACGGATCAACCCGAGGTATTCCCGCAAATCCTTGACGAGGAGGTCTTCTATTACAGGTACTTTTGTCAGTATGTATTTCATGCCTTCATGTTCTCCATATCCGCCTTGAATCCGTCCGCGATCATCGTGTTCACCTTACCCTTCATGGCTTCCGCCGTCTGTTCCGCAATCTTCAACGCTTTTTGCGCGGGCTTAATCCATGCGCTTGCGGGGGAATCGGCAGATATCACCCTGAAGGTAAAGTACGTTGATTGTTGCCGACCGCGTTTATCCTTTCCGGCGTCCATCGCGACAAGCCCTTCGATATTTCCGCCGACGCCAAGGAGCGCCGACCCCCATTGATAGGTGTTCCTGCTTTGCGACTCTCCCCAGAAATTCGGGCTTTTGTTTTTACCGTCAAGAACGATTGATCGCTTGAACATGGGAGACTTATCCATGTATTTCGCGGTCAGCATCTTGTAAATCTGATCCGGGATGACGTTCTTTGCTCCCATGTGAGCGCCGCTATTCGGAGTAGACCAACGAAACGGGATGATGAGATACGGAACGTATCGGAATCCTCCGCCCTGGCTCTTGGGAATCTTTTTTTTCGCAACACGGCCGCGCGTCCCGTAAGGGTGAGTCTCTTTCATGTCGAGCTCGCTCGTTCCGTTTTCAAGCCACTCGGCAACGCTCGCCTTGCTTGAGATGGTGTAATCCCAAAAACCGTTCTGACGGGTATTGATGCTTGCGGCGTAACCTCCCGAGCTGTTTTTTATCCGGTCTCCACTCGGAAGCGTTTCTCCTGAAGCGTAGGATTTCCATTGTGACTCGATTGCGTAAGCCCCGCCCTTGACAGCTTGAGCACCTTGAGGAAAAAGCACCGATATCGGGTAGTTTTGTTGGAACTGCCGGATTCGACCGATGAGCGTCGCGAGGCTTTCATCGACTTCGGCTTGTATCATTATCATACTTTTTCCGTCCCACTTAATCCTGCTTCAAGTTTTACGGCAACCCTGGAGGGGAATCGCTTGTTTTCAGCCGACCGGATGTTCGGCATTTGCTGGATCACACGATACGTCGCGTTTGCCATGTACTCGACAGAATAGTACGAGTCAGCAGCGGGCCGCTCGCCCTCGGGTATAAGCCAGCGAATCGCATTGCGATCCCAGAGAACGTAATCGACGCCCTCCTCGTACACGCGGGAGCTCGTCGAAAGCTGAAGCACCTCGGATACGAACAGATCGGGGAGCGTTTCGATGTCGTCATCGGTTTTCCTGAGAACGCGCTTCCTTACCTGAGATGAAGCCCACACGGTAATTGTATCCTGTTCGGACACCTTGTACGCGAACGGGAATATCGCCACGGAATCCCCGCCGACAGTTTGCAGGAAGTTTCGTTCCGATTCGGAAAGGTTTTGATTGAGGATCGCGATTTTATACGGAGGCATATACTCGGCATCGATGATAAGCCGCTCGCCAATCGCCGGTTCATTCGCCGCCGTGTCGATCATGATTTTATTCAGTGACCATGAAAGAACGGTGAGTCGCGATCCATTCGAGCGCCTTACCGAATCGATCTTCGTGATATCGAAAGGAACCTTCATCCATGCGTTTTCATTGTCGGTCCCTTCAACACGAATTATTCCGCTTCCTCGGTAAACCGCTGTATCAGCCGGGATCGGTTTCGCTCTTGGCTTCCTGAGAGCGACGTAGACCGTTTGCGTTCTCGAAAGGGATACGCCGCTCACCTTGATCCATTTCCCGTACACACCAACGACTTGCACCGCGCCGCCAGCGGGGAGCCTAACGGAAAGCACGTCCATTTCCTTCACGGAATAAGGCATCTCGATAGTCGTCGCGTCAACGGCGACGCCCTCGACCTCAAGATCATCCTCGGTGTCTTGGAAGCTGTATTTCCATCCCGTACCCCGACAGATCGTACACCTCGGGTTTGGGCGGTTGTTTTCGAGAATGCAAGTACATTTCCGCGCAACCGACCATCGAACCCATTGCCCGTGCCGGATGATGAGTCCTTCAAACTTCTGCGGGTCTGTCGTTATGGGGATTGGAGAGTTTCGCCCTATTCCTACCGTAAAAGCCATCACGCCACCTCTTCCCAGAAAGCGTGCTCTTTCTTCCCACCGACATCGAGTATCGGGAAACCACGCTTTGAAAACTCGGTGATAACCGCGTCCTTCCCGCGATACTTCACCACGTCGCCGGGTTTCTTCTTGAGCATCGCCTTTTTGCGGTTGTTGATCTGCTTGATCGTGCGATCCATTTTCTCGTTATACTCTTCCTGCCATTCCTCGCGGTAATCCGGATTGTCTTTGAATTTCTTTAAATACCAAACCGTGTCGAGATCGGCCTTCACATCGAGCTCTTTCGTGTCGCGATCCCAAGGATAGTTCTGGTACTTGTACTCGAATTTCGTGGCAAGCTCCGGGTCAAGCTCGCGAACCTTGTCGATGAGGGGCTTTACCACGGCGTCATTGATCCCTTGATCGACGTGATCGTGATACCCTCGACTTCCGCTCGTAGACTCCTTTCCGCCGGTCTCGGAGTCAAAAAGGTTTTGTTGTTTCGCGTCCTCGGGAAGCACCCAATACGTCGTCATCTTGCCGGTAGAGTCCTGTTTCTTTACCGGGACGAGGCGGGAGTAATCCTTTGCGGTTAACGCCTTTTCGAGCGAGTCGATGCTTTTTGCCAGACGGTCAGAGGCGTGAATCATATCGACCCCAGCGTAAGCGTCTTGTACTTGTTCCTGTTCGCCTTGATGAAGGCCTCGATATCCTTGAGGTAAACGCCAATCCTCGCGCCGTAATAGGCGTTTGTTGCCGACTGCGTAGTGCTGATCGACTCGGAAAGTCCGTCCATCGAAAGGCTTGAAGAAGCGAATCCCGAGATGAGGCCATCACCGATGATGTTCAAGAGCTTGCACGCGGCAGCCTTGCCGATGATCTCGCGAAGCTCAGGCGGGACTTTCGCGGCGCTCGCGTAACCGGCGGTGTACGATACCCGGTAAGCGTGCGGATAATCGCGCGTGGCGAGGTAATTCGTCGAGAGGAACGCCGGGGAGACCCGCATAACGCCCGCCGGTCCAGACTTGGGATAAAAATGCACTACGCCCTTGCTATGATCCACCCTGAGCCAATCCTTGAGGTCGATGATCTTCTGGCCGGTAATCGTCCAAAGCGATATGTCCTCGACCGAAATGATCGGGCGACGGCGAAGATTTATCCTTCCGCCAGCGTTCCAGTGATGGCGATGGTACGCGTAAGGGTCCTCGAATTCGTCATACTGCGATCCTTCGACGTAATCATCCTGGCACACGATCTTTCGCTTGAGGATCGTGAGGTTGAGGGCGAGCTCGAATTCACGGACGGCGGAATTGATATGGAACCGGATTTGATCGTCCGTGAACTCCTCTCCACGCGACGATGTAAACGGAACACCCCAAAGGAAGGTGTAACGAAGATCATCGGCGGCAAGCACCTCGCCGAATTCTCCTTCAGGTATTGAGTAATTTGCAAACGACCAGCCGATCTTTCCGGTTTGCGCGGGTCCCGCGATACGAACCCAATCGGATTCATACCAATCGGAATATCCTATTGATCCAGTAACTACTTCGAGACGAGCGCGAACGCGATATTGATAAAGACCGGGCAGAACGTCGTAATCAGAGAATCGATTCATCATTATCGCGCTTGCAACGCCGCCCCACGCCGACCCGCTCCAGTCTTGCCAGTCGCCGGTACTCACCTTTCGCTCGATCTCGTATCCGGCAAAAAATGATTGCGTAGTAAGATCGGTGAGCGAAAGAATATTGTCACTTCCAATCTGCTTCACGGATACTTCTATATCCGTCGGACTTACGTTTTCGGCAACACTCCACTCAGCATACAAGACAAGATCAGCGGCCGCCATAGTGATAGAGTCTCCAGGACGGTAATTCGTTCCGCTTCCATCGGCAGCGGTATTCCATCCAACAAACACCGATCCATCATGGAAAAGACTACCGGAATTCGTCAGTATTATCGCCGAGTCTCCGGGATTATATGTATTGCTATCTACAGGCACGACGCCTGAAGTTGCACCGTTAGCATTGTAGACAAGCATTTTCACCTCTAAAAATAAGAATGCCCGCACGGATTGTTATACCCGTGCGGGTGATGAAACTTTTTACTTCGCCTCTTCGTACCCCGGCACCTTGAGGAAGTGCTCGAAGTCGTCGGCGTCCACCTCGGCAATGCCGTTCGCGTCGAACTCGATCTTGTTCTCCCTTACGCCGTAGAGGGCGAGTCCGGCGCACTCCGGATTCATAACCCGCTTCTTCACGGCGTCGGCCTTCTTGGGGGCCTTGGGAGTCTCGGGGGGAACGGGAGGCACCAGAGCGGTATCCTTCGCGGCAGGAGCCGCGTCCGGAGCTGGTCCGGTAGCGTTCGCGGAGTCGCCCTGCACGGGAGCGGTCGCATCCGGAGCCGGTCCGGTAGCGTTCGCGGAGTCGCCCTGGAAGTTCGCGTCGGCGGTGGATTGCACGGTCTGGTCGATCTGCGCATTCGCGGTGTTCTGCTCGTCCTTGTTGGCGTTCGTTTCGTTCTTTGCCATTCCTTCTTTCTCCTTCTATTTGTTTCGTGTCCCGATTACTCGGTCCACGCGAGCCACGTCACCAGGACCTTCTTCGTTGCGGTCGAGGTGCCGCCCGTGTTGTTGATTTTTCCGTTCGTGAGCACCTTGAATTCGCTCGTCACGTCGGTGATGTCGCTCAGGTTGAAAACGGAAACCAGCTCGTCGTTCTTTTTGATGTCGGTCACGGTCACGTCGCCAGCCGCCGCGCCGGTAACGATTACCTGGCGAAGGAAGGGCTTGGGCCGCGAAAGCATCTTCGAGAGGACGGGAAACGCGGTGATTATGCGCTTTTTGAAGCTCATCGGCTTTCTCCTTATGAAAGAATGCCGCCCCCGCATTACACGGGGACGGCATCAGGCTGATTAGTACCAGCCGAGGTCGGACGGCGACACGTTGCGGATGATACCGTGATACCACGGGACCACCACGTCCGGGGTGCCGAACATGACGATGAGGAACGGGATGATCGCGCTCTTCGTGGGGAAGAGGTCGAACTTCATCGCCGGGAGGAACTGCGCCCAGCGCATCGCGGGCTGAACGGTGTCGTGCGTCATGAGGAGCACGTCGCCGGTTCCCGGAAGAACCTCGTTCCTGTCCACGAACGCCGTGGTCGAGGTCGCGGCTTTTCCGATCCTGGCGATTTCCTTCAGGCCGGTCGTCTCGCCCTTCTTGCCACGGGTGATGATGAAGCCGGTTCCGGGCTTGGTGCCATCGGGGGTGATGGTGAGCGTGACCTTCTCCCCGGCAGCGACGGCGAGCGTCGCGACGGTAGCCGCTTCGGAGATACCCGCCTCGCTGATCGCGTGGACCGAGTAGGTGTAGTTTCCGGCGTCGGCGGCAACGAACTGGCTCGCGGCGTCGGACGCGGCGGCGGCGGTGATCGAGGGAGCGCTCGGGCGGTCGGCGGCAACGCCGATGGCGCTCACGGCCTCGCGGGTGAAGAACATCTTGTCCGGACCGGCCTCGTCGCCGCCGATGATGATGTCACCGGAGAACGTGGTCGGGTAGCGGGTGATGACCGGAGCGCCGCGATTCTCGCCCGCGTCGGTGCGGAAGCGATCCTTGACGACATCCTGGAGGTCTCCGGCGATGACGGACGGCATGAAGGCGTGAGAGACCGAGCCGCCGTTGTCGAAGACCATGCGGGAGACTTCCTTGAACGCCTTCTCGCCCTTGTTAATCATGGTGTCGCCGCGAAGGTCGTACACGTTCTTGCTTCCGCGCGGGGAGTTGACCGCGAGAATCTGCTTGATGACGTTATCGAACTGCTCGGGCACCGCGTCGGCGTTACCCTGGAAGAGTCCGTACTCCGCGCCCTTGAGGATGGTGAGGATACCGGCTTCCTTCTCGGACGCCTCGGCGTCTTCGAGAGTCGTCGCAGTCCTCATCTGAAGAGTGATCTCGCGATAGGTCTGCATATACTTGACGAGCCGGGTCACGCGCTCAAGGGTCTGATCGGAGGAGCGAGCGTCGCCGCCTTCCTTGCCGAAGATCAGCCCATAGGAGCCCGGATCGTTGCGGCGGGTGTACTCAAGGACGCTGGAGCCGGTTTTCCGGGTCTTCAGGAGGTTCATGAGTTTGAAGTCGCCGCGTTTGGCGACCATCGCGTTCACCACCGAGGCGTCGATGTCCTGCGGAATGAGGGCGCGTCCCCCGGTCATGCTCGCCGAGTCGGTTCCGTAACCGGCCTGGAGAGACTTCATAAGCTCGTCACCGATGGCCTGACCGTATCCGAAGCCACCAGCAGAAGGCATACTGTCGAAAAGTCCCATAGCTTTTCTCCTTTGGTTTTGTTTTCGCCCGATCCTTACTGGATGGACTTCAGAAGGGTGACAGTGTTGGCGTCGAGCAGAATGCCCTTATTCAACCTGTCCTCGATTATCGAGGCATCACGAAGGGTTATCTTTCCCTGGGTGACGGCCGCCATCGACTTCGCAAGCGCTACCTCGCGCGGAAGCTGTTCGACTTCCTGCACGTCGCCCTGTCCGACGAAACGGCGATCCTGCCGGGTCATGACGCTCTTCCTCATCGCGGGCTGATCGCCCATCGACTTGATGAGCTGGGCAGTCGCGATCTGATTCGCGGCCATGCTCTTCACGAGGTTCATCACCTCGGAATTCTGGGCGCGAAGGGCCTTGTTCTCCTCGACTACCAACGCAAGGCTCTTGGAGAGCGATTCGAGCACGGGCGTAACGTCGAGATACTGCACCTCGTCGTCATCCGCATCGACCGACTTCTTCATGGGCGGCTTGACACCCTCGCCATTGTCGTCGTCATCCTCGCCCTCGTTGTCCGCGTCGCCATCGCTCGGGCCTCCCGCGTTGTCGGCGTCGGGCTCGGCATGATTGTCGTCGCCTTCGCCCTCGTCGTCATCCTGGTAAAGCTCGTCGTCATCCGGAGCGGCGGGTACTTTTGCCTTATCGGGTTTCGCGGGAGCATCACCCTTGAGAGCCTTTTCGAGGTCCGCGAGGGAATCGTCAAAGGCTTTTTCCAGAGTTCCATCCATCTTGAATACTCCTTTCACTTGATTTTTGCCGTTTACCACCGCTTCGATGATTTCGTCGGCAACTTTATCGTCAATAACGCCGTTCTCGCGAATGATGGAACGCGCGGAGTCAAGCCCCGCACACTCACCAGTCGTCAGAGCGACGATGACCGCCTTGATAGCCCGCTTCTTCGAGTCACCGGCACCGTCAAGGTCTTGCTTGACGAGAGATGCACCACCGGTCGCAGTCGCGGAATCGGTTGAATGTCCCACCTGGATGGACTTAACAAACGCAGAAGAAGAGAGGACAACCGGGCCGAGCGTTGAATTTACCGGGCGAGGAGTGATGCTTAATTCGCTCCAAAGCACGGAAGTCACTTTCTCGACCATTTTCTTGAGCTTTCCGTCCCATTCCTTAATTACCTTCGGGCGAAGACCGCCGACGCTCGTTTTTATGTACGTTGCTCCGTCCTGGAGCTTGCTCACAAGTTCCTTTACGATCTCGTTTGATTTGAAAAGACGAGCCTTTACGATTGTGGTTTTACCCCGCCGTTCGACGGAAATAGGCTGACCGATTATGTATTTTTCCGGAGTCCAAGAAGGGTCTTCAGGGTCCGGACGAAGATGCTTGTGATCGTATGCGATGACTCCGTTAGAAAGGAAATACTCTTTGGAATCCATGAGCGCCCGCTGAAGAACGACTTGCTCTTGAAGGTCAAGATTCTCGTTTGAGGCTTCGGCGACGATTATCGGATTGCCGTTTTCGTCGGTTTCGAGGCTTTTTTGGAGCTTGAGTTCAAGGTATATTCTTTCGTTCTCGTCTTGCATCCTGTACCCCGGAAAATAAAAAAAAGGGGCACGTTCGCCTTCCGTATTCCGGAAAGTAGACGTGCCCCTTCTTCGTTAGGACAATTAGATTGTTATATTCTTTGTATCACCATGATTATTTTTTGTCTAGTGGTCGAGATCATAAACAGTTATATTTTCTTTTACACCTATTTTTTTTCGTAATGCCCCGTATTTTTCGCATTCATCATCGGAGGCGTATCTCCACCGAAAACCCTTTCCATGCTTCTTTACTCCACGGCAACAACTCGTAACCACGCTCGGGTTTACCCCGAGTCTTCTGTTTGCATCTAATGTCCCGTGATAGATTATCCCGGTTTCAATGCAGATAACCGGCCTTACCGCCGCATCATGCGCGGCATCAAGGCTTTTTTGATTTGCCTTAATCCATTCTGGGTCTTTTGCTTTCTGTTTGTTGGATTGCACAACCTTTGCAAGTATATCCGGATCAGAGTGTATGTACTCAAGCACGCGCTTGTGTTTTTCCTGCCATTCTGGCTTTCCGCACGCCGCTCTAACACTGTCAGAATGTTTCTTACGAAACACAGGATCGGAAAGCCGCTTGTTTATCGCTTCTCGTCGAAAAGCCCTCACCTCTTCCCTTGTGGCATAACTTCTAACCGCCTCTCTTATCTTTGCTTTCGTTTCTTCGTTTGGTATCGATCCCTCTCCGCCTGAGCACAGATTGTATCCGCGTTCAGGATTTTGTGAATCATACGCAGCGATGAAAAGCGTTTCGCGCTGGCACAAAACCTTGTCATCGTTCGACTGAAAAAGTATCTCCCAAGAAAACGCATCCTTTCCGTATTTTTCGATAGCTCTTTGAAAGTAGAAAAACTTTTTACTACCCCTTCTTGCGTAGAAGTGGTGAATATTCTTTCTCTTACGTAACTCCTGCACAGTCTTTCCAATGTAGACCTTGCCGGTAACTCCGTTTGTTGCAATATAGACGCACCCCATACGTCAATGCTATTTCATTCCACAACAGATTGTCTAGTCTTTTTTCACGAATTCTTTATCTGGTCGAGAAGACCGCGATACCGCGTCATGCCGAGCTTTGCCTTGACGTTGTACCCGTCGCTCAGGGCGTCGCCTTCCGTCGTGGCTAAACGCTTAGACGCCTCGGCAACGCTTTCCGAGTACTGATCCGCCCGATCCTTTATCCCCCCCTTCACCTTCAGGGCATGGTTTTTAGCCGCGCCGACGTGGGCAAGCGCCGTCATGATCGCCTGAGCACCATCCTTCATTTACGCACTCCTTTTCGCTTCATCGCCGTGATTGTACCGCTCTTGCCTTACTTGAGCAAGGAACGGGGCAAGGCCGGTGTCGTCGAGCGATCCGGGGTCTTGCTGGAATATCTCGCCCAGCTTCGCCTTCCGCTGAATCCGGTCCCACTTCTTCCGCTCGTGTTCGGTATCCGTCACAAGGTCGTGATAATCAATCTCGTCGTGCGCCTGTCCGTTGCGGTCGATGCGGCCCTCGCGCTGCTCCTTCACCCATGAGGTTTGCGTGAGGTCGTAATTGACGAGGTACTTCGCGTTCTGGAGGTTCAAGCCGGTCGCGCCCGCGTCGGAAAGGACGATCACGTCGTACTGACGGTCTTTCGGGTTTGCCGGGTTAAACCCGGTTTTCACCTTGTCCTTTTCGTCTCCGCTCATCGCGCCGTGGATCACGCCAACGCGCAACCCCTTCGACTCCATCGCCTTCTTGACGGACTCGACGGAAGCGATATTGTGCGCGAATACGACGCCCGGAGCCCGGTCTCCTTTCTTTGCCGCCGTTTTCGGATTGTCCGCCGAATACCGCTTCGACTCGACAAGCTCCATGAGCTTGCCGATCTTCGCGTTGCTCTCGGGGTCAAACGAGTTGACGATCCGGTTATACGCCTCTTCCTTGATCGCCCCGGCAAAGCCTTGAAGCCGCTTGGCTATCTCCTCGTGCTCCACCTCGGGCTTACCTTCAAAGGATCGCGGGGAAAGCGTCTTCATGGCGTCGATATCGACCTTCCCGGCCTTCTCCGCGCGTGAAGCGCGACGGAATGCGTCGGTCGCGGCGTCGTAAGCCTCTTTCTGCGGTCCCGAAAGCTGTACGACTTCCTTGTTCTCGTTCCGCTTTACGCCGGTCTCCGTAGGGCTTGCGTAGTTGTAGCGGTTGATGAGGCGCTGAAGTGCCTCGCGGGAATGCTCGGAATCGACGCCGTACTTCTTGATAAACTCGTTTCGGTCAGTGAACCGATCCGGCGCGACCTTTCGGAGGAAGTCGAACGCCTCGGAAACGTCGTTTTTAACCGGCGTCGCCGACTGATTCATGAAGTACTCGGAATTCTGGTTAAGCGCGTCAAGGACGTTCGCCGTGGTAGAATCCTCTTTCCCTTTCCGGTTCGTCGTGTAATGGGACTCGTCTACGGTCATCATGCCGAAGTCGATCCCGTTTTCCTTGAGTGTTTCCCCAAGGAATTCCTTTCGCTTATGCTCAGGCATATCGTTAAAGGCGTTCTTCGCCTCTTCCTCGGATACGCCCATCTTTTTCGACATGAGATGCACGAGGTCATCGCGAAGGGATTGGTGAGTAAAGACAACCATGTGATTCGACGGGTCTTTCATCGCCGCAATGCGTCCTTCCCGGTCGAGTGAAGGATCGGCAACCGACTTGTATTTTCCCGGCTCCAGGTAGCGATTCACCTCGCCGCCGAATTGCTTCTGGACAACGGACGGAACCGCGAACACCGCACGCTTCGCAAGCCCTTTCGAGTGAAGATTGGTAAACGCGCCGATTGACGTGATCGACTTACCCTTTCCCGTTCCGAAGGTGAGGTTCATCCTTTTCGTCCGCTCGAACATTTTCACCGCGCGTTGTTGTTGGGCGTGTTTTCCGCTCATCGACATCCCGGCAAACACACTGAAGGTCTCGCCGCGCCGAAGGTTTTGAGAAAGATCAGGGATCATGGAAGCGATCTGCTCCTCGGCACGCTTCCCGATTGAAACACGCTCGGAACCGTCTTCCTGCTTCAGTTCTTCGTCCCCGAAGAATGAACCCTGGGCGGCATCATCGCGTCGGCGTTGCTGAATGAGGTCAAACGCCTTGTCTTTCCACGATCCGGAAGCAAATTTTCCTCCGGATCGATTCGCAACCGTCGCTCCCGCCGATGCAAGCTCGGCATTCACCTTATTCATGAGCGAATCGCGCTCTTCCTTTCCGAGCATTCCAAGGATATGTTCCTGATGACCGGCGATCTTCTCCTTTTTCGTGGAAAGCGGCTTCTTCGTGATCTTCCCGTAATTCGAGCTGAATCGATTCAGGAAGTCGCCCTTGATCGTGTCGAGGATAGCCGCCTGAGCCTTCTCGGGCGATCCGTGCATCCTGACGTACTCTCCCCAAGGCGATCCCTCGTGACGATCCGCGTTCGCACCGGCCTCGAATTCCGCCTCAGACACGCCGGACATGAACTTGAGGTAGTGATCCTTCATTTGCTCGCGGTAAAGCTCACCGACTTTCTCAGGTAATGCGGCCTTGAGCTTTTCTACCTCTCGCCGCGCCTTGTCTTCGCTTTCCGTGATACGGCCCGCTTCGATATCCTTCTCAAGCCCTTCGATCTCGTCGAAAAGCGCGGAGGCTCCATCGACGCGGCCACGGCACGTTTCGGGTTTTGAAGGATCGGCGGAAGCGAGCGGATGCACCTCTTTCATGCCAAACATATCTTCGCTTGAACGGTTGTCGATAAGGTCCTTCTTTATCGCTTCCATCGCAACCGATTCGTCGTCGCCGTTTTTCGCCATGAACGATTTCCACTCACCGGCCTTGGTTTTCGCTTTCTCGCCCTGATATTCCCGCGTCGATTGAGACTCGGCGGTCGATCCCTTGTAGATATTTTTTTCCCAGTACCGGCGAAGATCGGTTTGCTCCTGCGGGGAAAGCTCTTCCGACTTCTTGAATGCCATCACCCCCTCGGGAGTCTCGCCGAGCGTTCGATGGATGGCCTCTTGCGCACCCTTGAACGATTCGGGATCATCACCGATGGATTGATTATCAACATCGCCTTCCGGGAGGGATGCGTCGGGGCCGGGGTCTTGGAACGATTCCACCGTTCGCGACACAACGCCAGCAGGGAGCCAGCCTTGCTCGTCAAACGCGCCAGCCTTGATTGAATCTACATCGCGCTCGACCGCGATCTCTTCAGGGTCAACGCCGAGGGCGATCCGGTCGATACCCTTACGGTTAACCGTGAGAATCCGCTCGCCATTCACCGAGTCGATCTGGTAGTCGCCCTTCTGGAGACCAAGGGCTCGGGCGCGAACGATTGCTTCCTCGGAGGAGATACCGCCGAGATTCGACTCGATTTTCTGCACGGGCCGGTCGTCCTGCATCGTCATCGCGAGAGCGGAAGACGCTTCGAGCTTTCCGAGGGTTTGACCGAGAATCCGGTTTGCCTCGTCGAGATACCGGAGCCTCGACTCGTTTGCCTCATTCAAGGCATGAAGATCATCGGGATTCGTCGCCTTGATATTCTCGATCTCTTTGTAGAGGTCGCTCGCTTTTCCTAAAAGCTCATCGGCTTCGCGCAAAGAGGTGTTCACCGCGTCCTCGTTCGTCGCCTCGTGATACCGGAGTATCGCTTCCGTCGCGTCCTTATAGTCCTCATCCGACATACTCTTCTTGAATATCTCGGAAAGAACCTGTGCGCTTCCGCGAAGGCCGAGGATGTCGGAAACGTCGCGCGGGAGACAGTCGGTTTTCAGCGCCGCGAGGGAAAGCTGATTGAATCCGTTGTAATGCCCGTTCGCGATCCACTTCTCGACGCCTCCGGGATTCTCCTTGATCTTTTCGAGCAATGAAGAGTTTGCCCGCGCCTGACGGTCGGAAACGATCTTGTCTTCGAGCTTCTGAAGGTCAGCCGCGAAGTCGCTCGCGTCTATATCGTCCGCAAGAACAAGGCCGTCGCCATAGGAGAGCTTGGAAACGTCACCAGCATCCCCGGTCTCCTCGGTATCCCCGTCAAGCGTTATTTGAACCTCTTTCGCCGGTTTCTTCTCCTCGTCGCCGGAAAGGTTCTTTATCGTCTTTTGCATGGCGAGGTACTTCTTCACCGCTTCGGCCTTCTGGTCGATGTCGGTGATCCTCGCCTTTACGTCTTCCTTCTCAAAAATCTCTTTCTTGACTTCCGATATCGCCTTCCTCGTCTCAAGGCCGCGCTCAAGCATTACAGCCATTTGAGGACTGGCTTCTTTCGATACCCGTTCGAGCGTCTTTTGCCATTGCTCCTCTTTCTCGGTGTTGAGGTCTTCCTCGGTAAGCTCACCTTTCTTCTCCGCCGATCCCTTGTAGTCGGTCGTGAATCCAAGCGAGTTTCCGGCGTTCTCGGTACGAATGAGTTCTTCCGCTTTGGTTTTGTCTCCGATACGCTCTTCGAGCGCCGCGCGGAATGTTTCGTCCTTGATCGCCTCGCGCTGGATATCGACAACGGCACTTTTCGCCGCCTGGAGGAGATTCGATTCATAGGACTTGACGGCGCTCTCGTGCGCTTTGTCGAGAACCTTGATTTGTTTCTCGATCTCCTTTATCTCGTCCTTTTTACCGGAGTCGATTGCGGCTTTCAGTTTTTCAGCGAGCGGGTTTCTGCGCTTCATGTACTCCTCTTTCATGGAGTCACGCTTATCCTCCCATCCAAGCATCTCGGCCATCGCGGACACGAATTCCTTTTTCGATTGCCCGATAGCCTCTTTCTTCATTTCCTCGTTTTCTTTGGCCTCGTTCTTCTTTTCCTTCTCGGAGGCAACAACCGCCTTGCGCTCCTCGGGTGTGAGATCGGCCATGCGCTTTTGCCTCTCGCGCTTCTCGGCATCGCGCTGCGCCTTCTCGGCGTCGCGGCGCTTCTTCGCCTCTTCCGCGTACTGCTCCTTGCTCTTGATGTTATTGAGCTTGAGCATATTGAGCCGCCCGCCCGCGCCGCCGACGATATGCGCGGTCCCGTTCGCGCCTTCTTTTATCATGACGGGAACACCCTTGGAGTCCTTATCCCCGTGAGGGTGAATCGTGATCCACCGCACACCAGCAGGAAGCGAAGACGCGGCCTTTGCCTTCGCCTCGGGCTTGATGTCCGGCGACGTGTTTTGTTTCGACTCGGGCTTCTTATCGGCGTGGCCTTCCTCGGTCTTGGCTTTTGGTTTCGACGGCGGGAAAGACATTCCAACGCTTGCCTTTTCAAGCCGACCGTACATAACGAGGCTTTTCCGCATGAGTATGTATTCTCGGAATTTGAGATCAATCGATGATTCATACGCAAGCTCAAGATACCCTTTTTCACTGTATTCTTTCAGTGCTTTTTGGGTGTAAGAATACCTTTCGATAGTGGTTTCAAATATCATATTACTCATCCTTTTAGAAAGGGTAGAAGCTCCCAAGGGAGTCTTTTTCATAATGAATATCAAACTCCCATAATCTTGCACTTGCGTCATAGTTATCGTTGGCGTCAGCCGGAAGCCTTCTGACTTGGAACGACAAGATGTCACTCAAGCCAGCCCCGTCTAAAGAAATATCACCAAATCCGTGTATCCGATTGTCTGTTTCTGCGCTCCCCGCAGCCGAAACCGTTGCAGTAACCCAGTCGGTCCAAGAAGACGTTGAACCGCCATTCCTAACAATCCTGTATCGCATTTGCCATACCACCGATCCGACTGCGTTTGTCGTTTTGCACCAATGGACGTGAGGGGAAATTTTCGACCCGACCTTCCACGAATGAGGTAATTGCATTATTACAGCGATGTCGTTTTCGATAGTCGAACTAAAAAGCAACGAGCCGTCGGTATCTTGTGTCGGATCAGGCGGTTGACCTGGAAGATTTATTGTTGTCGCGGGAGCCCTTAAATCATCATAGGTTGTGTAGTATTCATACCTTCCTTTGAAAAGTGGCGGGATTATTCTACTGAGAATACCGCCAAGCGGAGACGCTATACGCATTCTTGAAAGATATTCCTTGAATTCTCCAGTCTTGCTATCAACCTTAGCCATCACGCCACCCCTCCCCAATCGTTGTTATACAAATCGCCACACACGGATCGCCTTGAGCATTTCGCCCTTCTCGGCAAAGAACCTCTTAACAAGCGGATGAACCTTTTCCATGTAAACGGTGTTTACTGGGTGATCGTCCTGATCGTCATAGTTTTCCCCAAAACCCTTTTCAATGGCATAGTATTGCTCAAGTGCGCGAGCGAAACACTCGCACGTCCTGTTCTTGTAGTCGGAATCCTGCTTCTCCTTCATGTTTTTCCGGAACGTCACAGCGATTTCGTTCTCAAGGCTCGCAGGATCATCGGAGGCATGGTGAAACCTCTTTCCTTGCACCCCTATTTCGTTGTCAATGAAGTGAGCGAATTCATGCGCGAGCGTAAATCCCGCACCGGCCTGTCCGCTTCCCCATGTGACACCTATTGCTTTCCGTCCAGGAAAATACACTCCGGCGAATTTCATCGCGTGCATGAGCTTTTCACCGGAATGAGATATCAAAAGGTTGTTTCTCTTCGCCATCGTGGTTCGATCTCCGAACACGGAATAAACCGACTCAATAGCTTTCTTCACCTCGTCAACCTCGAAGGCGGTGATCTCGTCTCCGTTCTGACGCTTTACGAGGATTCCGTGGGAATCGCGGAGGTATGTAACCGACCCCTTTCGACCGTAAGACGTTTCACGTCCTTTCGTGAACGAGCTTCCGTTTTCCTCCATCTGGAGTTCCATATCGGAGCCGCCCTGTCTCAGATCGTTGATATACTCCCTAAACGATTTCCATTCGTTCGGTTCATTCTTTACCGACTCCCTCAATAGCGTTAAATGAGAGCGAGTTGCTTTGTCTTTTCCGATCATTCTGACCACTTTTGACCTTGCTTCGCGCTCTACTCGGTTTGTATAGCTTTCTATTTGTTGCTCAAGCGTAAATCCGCCACGCTTTGCATTTAGCTCATTATTCCTCTTCCACAGACTGATTATCTCGCCAGCCATTACCGCGAGCTTCGCGGATGTTCCGGGACCAATGTTTGAAAACTTGTCCATCGAGCTAATAATCTCCGGAACGCTTTTGCTTTCATCCTCGGCAATCTTCCTGGCGATATTCGCGACATCCTCGGCAAGTGTTTTAGCTTCACTAATCGTCTTATCGAGCTTCGCCTTCGCGAGCTTCGTGTAGTAGTCCTGAGTCGCCACGAGAACAGCAAGATTCACCACGGCGTAGGTTTTGCTTGCCCCAACCTCGATACCACCCATGCGCTGACCGTTCACCTTGTTCGTCGTAATGATATAACGGTCTGGACCGATCTTCGCTCCTTCGAGACGATATTCCATGCGCGAGAACCAATCGTCGCTTATCGCCGGGATATACGACGGACGTTCTTCGCTGAGAATTGTCTTTTTATTGACAAGCTCAATTCTGTTCTGCGACGCGCCGGTAAAATCCTTCGCCGTGGTTTTCACGCCGCCGAGTTCTATTTCGGTTTCAGAGGGAGAGAATTCGTACTTCTCGTACTTTTCCGGCTTCGCCTCTTCGCCGTCATAGTAGGCTTTCTCTACCTCACAGCGAGTCGCGGGAGTCGCATTGCTGATGAGTGCTTGACGCTTCGAGTCGCGGATTTTCTTAGCCCGCTCCTTGCTTTCAGCCTCACGCGCCTTCGCCTCCTGCTCTTCATTGAAGAGGCGAATGGTCATCTTCTCGATTGCATCTTCTTGAGTCGAGCAAGGCGGGACAAGCTCCTCAAACGGCTCGAAGTACGAACGGCGCTTCTTCTCCTTTACTGGAGCAATGAACCATTGCTTTCCGCCGCTACCTACCCAAACCTCAGACAGCTTACCAACCGGCACACCATCCTTCATAACCGCCGTGAATGTGTATGTGATTCCTCGTTTCGATAGCTTTGTTTCTCCAACGGTAACGCGCTTCCTCATATCTTCGAGGCCAGCCTCGCCGGTAGGCACCTTGTCGAGAGGCTTCTCTTCCGGCGCTTCCTCTTTCTTGGAAACGGGAATTACAGGTATAATCGTTTTCGGCTTATCATCTTCCTTTGACTCTTTTGTTCCGCCGTTTTTCTTTTTTTCGATAGCCTGTCTGAGTTTTTCGGCGATCCGATCAACCTCTTCTTGTTTCGCCTTCCGTTTTGCCGTCAACTCTTCAAGAGTTTTCGCGCCCTTCGTTCCAGGTATCGCGTAAAATGACTTGCCGTTACCCTCATGTTTCACCAGCTTTCCCGACTCCACCATCGAGTCGAATTGCTTCTTGATCCATGCCGGTGAAGTTCCGTAATCGCTCGCAATGTCGGACGGCTTTATAGGCGCGTCCTTTGCATCGCGATTCCAGTCCTCCATGATTTTCTTCATCTTAGGATCAGTAATATCGTCCTCGACCTTCTCCCAGCGATGGTTTTCATTCAGGCGATACGTTACGCCGTTCTCGGTTTTCGTGGAGCCGACCGGGAGGTTTTCGTCGGGTTTATTTTCAGAAGAAACCGTACTTGCCTCTGTCGGTTCTTCCTTCGCGACACCCTGCTTGAATTTCTCAAGCGCCTCTTCCGGCGTCTTCGCATTGCCGACGAGCGCACCTTCGAGGTTTCGGACGTTATATCCTACCACCTTACCGTTGAGGCGAGCTTCCGTGACGCGACCGATCTTCTTGCCGTCACGCATGACATCCTTGGGGAAGGATTCGCCCGAAAGCGTGATGTCGCCGTTTTTCCGGGCATTCACACGTTCCTTGATTCTGTTTTTAGCGGCCTCTGCTTCCTCGTCGTAGGTAGGCAGCTTTTGCTTCAGCTCGTGGAGTTCCTGCTTTTCCTCTTTGGTGAGGAAGTCCATATCCGTCCTGGCGCTATCGTCGGACGGGAATTGATGATCCTTGTAATGATCTTCAGCACGCTTTTTCCCGCGAGCAACAATCTCGTCGATCTTGGAAGTGATCGACTCTTTGCTTTCCTTCGGCTCATCCGGCGTTTCATCGAAAAGATCGCCCTGCATCACGGGAGGATTGCCGCCAACGTCGTCGAACAGGCTCCCCTGAGCGCCCGCCGTCTTTCCCGCCTTCACGTCCTCCGGAAGCATCCAGACGGTTTGCGGGAAAGTCTTTCCGGAGCGCGTGACCATCCGTGTAACCGGAATCAGTTTCGGGCTCTTGCGGGCCTTCTCAAGCATCGGGAGAGTCATGCGGACGACGAGCATCTTCATCATTTCGGGGCCTCCGGGCGGTTTATGGCAATGGCTTATTTTATAGCAATTTCTCTCATTGCGCTAGACAGGTTTTCCGTTCTCATCCCACACGTCCTTTTCAAGCATCTTCATGGGTTTGATTCCTTGCTTTTCAAGAATATCCTTTGTTTCCGAATGGGCATTGATGAATACATACCCATCGGGACCCTTAAAGAAAAACGGCATTTCCTCCGCGCCCTCATAATGCCGATAAAAGTCCGGATTCTTTCTTGCTTTTTCTCCCCAATCCTTGTGCCGAATCCATGCGGAAGGAAACGTCTCGGTGTTCTCGACGGCTTCGGCGGGCGTTTTGTACCACTTCATTGAAAGGATTTTACTCGCTTCCTCTTCAGCTTCCGCCTTCTTTTTGTCCATCCGTATCTGTTGTTCAAGCAACTTTACGGCGTTTGTCCGGACGCTTTGTTCAGATATTCCAAGAGCGACAGCGGCAGACTCAGCGGACAGCGTTTCCTCTTCGCCATCTGTTCGTTCGATGATAAACCTATGAACGAATTTCCGTCCCGTCATTCTGCTTACGTCGGCTTGGCTCCAGTCGGAATAACGGAATATCTTATCCTCACCACGCTTATCGACTCCAGCAACTTCGTAATGAGGCCAGTTATACCCGAGCAGCTTTGCGCCGGTCTTTCCTGTATACGGGCGGTCGAACATGACATCATGCCTTGTGCGATCCAGCGTTGCGTCGGTGTTCTTTCCAGACATACGGCCCTTTTCTTTTTCATGGGCTTCTTTCTGGTTGATCTTTTTAGGAGCTGATTCGATACTTCTCTTCGGCTCTTTCGGCTCTTTCGGCTCCGCGTCGAAGTCGAGCCCGCCTTGCGCCGGTCCGGATTCACCTGGAAGAATCCATACCGTCGTTTGGAATGTCCTTCCGTCCCGCATAACCATGCGCTTCTCAGGAACGAGCTTCGGGCTCTTCCTGGCTTTCTGGAGAACGGAAACGACGCAACGAACCGCCTTGACTATCTTTCCGTCATCAGTATACTTTTCCTTGGACGGTTCACCTGTCAAAGCACCCGGATACTGTTTCCGGCCTACACTGGGCAGTAAGCCGTCCAACCTTTCTTTATCCGATTCAATCACCCTATCCTTCTGGTTTTCCATGAACGTCGCGAAATTGTTCCGCCCGTACATCGACGTGATTATGTTCGCGTCGCGGCCATAGAAGTTACCCTTCGGGATGATCGCGCAGATAACCGGCCTCCCCTCATTGTCAAGAACATCCGTGACGACAACAAGGCGATTGTCCTCGGTTGCGGAATGAAGCACCGCCACGGGATTCTTCATGGCCTCCTGGACGGCAAGCACCTGTTCCTTGGTCATATCGTGTTTTTCGTCCATAACCTTTCGGAGAGCGCCGGAATACATCTTGAATGGGAGACTTGCGGGAACGCCGTGCTTTTCAAGCGCCTCGGGAACCTTTCCGAAGTTGATCCCGTAAATCTGTCTTTCCCGCGCGTCGATCTCGCGCGAAAGAACCGTAACATCGGTTTCCGCCTTGCTATGCGTTACCGGCGCTTTCGGCTTTTTCACGACGTAGCGTATCTTCTTCTTTTCGGTGCTTCCGGGAGCGTCTTTATCCGGATTGACGTGCGTGGTTGTCTGGAACGTGGAGCCCTTGCGCGTGACGATGATCTTCCGTGTGACGAGATGGTTTTTTCCATCATCAGATTTCACCATGTAAGGATCAACAACGACAATGCTTCGCGCAAACACAAGCGCCGTCGTCGGGACGCGAAACATACGTCCAGCCGCATCCATCACGCGGGCAAAGTCGTCGCCCATCTCCTTCACGACACCGACAATTCCGCGCCCGACCGATCCACGATGATCGGTTTTGATCTGCACCTTGTCGCCGATTGAAACGCCGCGCTCGGCAGACTTGTGCTCGCGAACCTTCTCCTCGAACATCCGGGCTTTCTCGGGATCGTTCGTGATCTTGGTTTCGTCCATGTAATAGAATCCATCGGGGCGCTTCTGAAGACGGAAATTCCTGATCTCGTCCTCGGTGTAGAAGTACTTGTTTCCGACTTTCTTTATGTACTTGTGGTTTTGCCACTCATGCGACTTCTTGAGCCCCTGACGCTTCGCCTCATCGATGGCTTCCTTCTCATCGACAAGACCGGCAACGAGGAGCTTCTTGTAATAGTCCGGACGCTCCGCGAGGTGATCCATTGCGATTTTCTTCGCCTCCTCGGGATCGTCGGTATGTTCCATCTCGACCTTGATACCGACGGCAAGCTCTTCGGGATACCGTCTGGCAATGAGTTTATCCATGCGGGACTTCTTGATAACGAGTTTCTTCCCGTGGTTTTTCTTGTCGAGCGCGTGCTCCTTGAATGTATCGATATCGGTCTCGTCCATCTCGCCGAAAAAGCCAGGACGGTCGTATTGTTTCAGGTACGCGGCTTTCGCTTCTTCCGGAGTTGAGAAAAGCAACATGACCTTATCCTCGTCGTAGTTTCCGGTGACGGGATCGTTTTGGTGAATGATGAATACGCGACGGGATTCAGGATCGGGCCCGAGGTAGCAATCAAGATGGTCTTTGTCTTTACCAACCGTTCCACGAATATACCCGTAACTGAAGTGCATCTTTGTCGCCCATTCGTGCCCGTCTTTATCGACACCGCGCCGAACGGAACCCTTTCTGTTTTCGATGGAAACGTCCATGCCGTGAACCTTCTTGCGGCCTTGGAGCTTCCATCCGGAAAAGGTAAGAGACTTCATCACAATCACTTTTATCGACATACCTACCCCTTTTGTGGCGGGAACCACCGCTCCCATGAGCCCCTACACCACGGATGAACAGGACCAGCGGGAACCCAGTAATCCTTAGCCTTGCGGCCGATATTGGTTTTCCCTTCCCATATCGCAACCTTCGCGTGCTTGTCGTTTATCTCTTCGGTTGACATCGGCGTGTCCGACCAACGCACAACCATTCCGCGAATTTTCTCACAAAACTTGCACACAAAGTCGTCACGCATCTCAACGCGGCGAAAGTATATCACCTCTCCAGGCTCCGATTCGGCAACGGTCTCCTTCAGGAATGCCGTATTCGAGGCTTGAACGATCTCGGTATCAGCGATTTTCTCCCAGTCTCGATTCAGGTCTCCCATGCGATTGAAAAGGTCTTGGGAGATTTCCTTTCGGCTCTTCCGCTCCATGACGCCGCCGATGATCGTTTCACGTACCTCGTATACGATATCGTTCGTCATGCGCGTGATCTTGTTTCCCATCGACTGCTCGGCGATATCGACGAATTCACGCACCCCGCGATAGTGCGCGTTCATGCGGTCGCGCTCTTCCGTGGTGAGCTTCCCCATCTTCCGGTCGATCCACGAAAGGTTATCCGCAATCCAATCGACAGGCTTTTCATTGAGCTTCACCTCGGGAAACTTGAGCTTGCGTATCTCCTCGGGGTTTGCATTCTGGAGCTTCCGCGCGAGAACGCGCCCGAGAGTAACGGAGTTCAGCACGATCTTTTTCGCTGCCGGATCGAGACGCTTGTTGAGAAACTTCTCAAGCGCCTTGATGATTTTCTCGAATTCGTCGCGATATATTGCTTTTCCCGTCTCGGGATTGAATACGATCCTTCCGCGATAAAAGATCGCCTCCGATGCAGGGCGTCCCGTCCAGTCGTCATCGGGGATCGCCTTTGTGAAGGCCGTCATCGCCGGGAGTTCAAGGAGCTTCGTCAGCTCAAGGTATACGTTATCGAGCGTTGCGGCGACGTAATAGTTCCACTTCTTGACGAGATCGCCTTGTGACTGATAGACGTACTTTTCGCCCGACTCGCGATCTTTCGGCTTGACCGTGTACGGGATGTACATGGCCTTCGCCAATGACTCGACCGCCGAGGTGAATTTATCTCGGCGGTTCTCGTCGTTAATATCCTTTACGATCAGGCGAATCTCGTTATTCATTTCCTCGTGGTCCTTCTTTTCGCGCGTCGCCCCGCCTTATCCCGTCCAAACCGGCGATCCATGAAGTCGTCGAATCGATCATAGAGCTTAAAGCCGACGAGAACGTAAAGAATGATCGAGCACGAAACATAGATTACTCCGCGCCAAACGCGGTCAACGACAGGCGATTTGTTGTCGATCATTTCGTAGTAAAAAACGTAAACGGCGACCATCGCAAGAAAAGCGACCACGTTTCTTCCGCGATTGCTTTTCACGATCTCAAGCATACGCCCGAATAGGTATACCGACCCAAGCGAGATGATGAAGGCAAGGATCGGGAGGACGAAAAAGGAGGACACGAGGATGATCTGCTCTTTGTAGGTTACAAGGATTTCCATGCCTTACCTCATGTTTTGGAACGCCTTGGCGAGTCCATCGCGGAACAGGTCAAACGTGGACTTCTTAATCTCCTCGCTTTTCGGGAGTTTTCCTTCTTCCTGAAGCATCCGGATATACTTCTTTTCGTCCGCCGATATAACCTCGTAATGCTCGCTATCCGATACCCATACGCGGAGTTTTTTGATTGCGCCCTTCTTGCCTTCATCAACCTTTACGATTTTCGGCGCAAGGGTGTCATAAAACTCCTTCGCAGTTTGAACGCCGTTTTCCGTTCGATACTTCTTTCGGTTCATCGCATCGATAACACCTTTCTTTTGCGACTCGGCCTCTCTCGCCTTGTATTCCTCAAGGCGACGATTCACCTCACTACGGTATTCATCCATCTTTTCCTTTCCGACGAACGCTTCAACCGCCTTCTCCTCGCCGTCCTTGCCAGATATGGTCTGACCAGTAAGATGCTCGAACACGTCGCGCGAAAGTTTGTTGTCCTTGTTTTCAATCGATCCAAGGATTTTCTCGACATTCTTTTTCTCGACCCGTTCCTTCATGGTTTCAATCACCGAAAGGGCTCGTTCGGGATGATGCTCGGTGAAGTGCTTTTCGGCAACGTCATAAAGACCGATCTCCCTGAGCTTCTTTACCGCCTCATTATCCTTCGTAACCTGGCCGGTAATCATCTCGTCGTGAACGTCTCGAATAGACATACCACCGGAATACTTCTTCCAGCTCTTTCCATTCGGGCCTTTGTACATAATGTAATACAAGCCGCCGTCCTTCTCGACCTTGTACCGCGATCCGGCATCGTTCACGACCGAACCCTCAGCGTCCTTCGCGGCGGCATCGGCCTTCTGTTTTTTGTGCGATTCCTCGGCACGCTCCAAGGCCGCGAGTGCCATGTGTCGCAACTTGTTTGCGGCGACAATCGGCTCGATGTGTTCTTCTTTCAATCCTGTAAGGTCGGGATTTTTATTTCTCTCGATCTTATCCTTTATGATTTTTTTGTATTCGGAATATTTAGCGGGCGGCACACTCGATGGATCATTTACGATCCTGAGAAGCGCGGGGGCCATGTTGTCAATTCTTCCAGCCGTCGCCGCGATGTCATCCGGGGTTGCGATGAGTGAATCAACGCGATCTTGAAAGGTTTTCGACTCACCCTGCTTTGCTTCAGGCTTGCTCCCTTTTCCCTTCTCGGCGTCAGGATCAAAATACTTTCCCTGAAACCCAGCCGCGTCATCGCCGTATTGCTCACCGCCCGAGCTATTGTTCAAAAGTCTGCGAATATTGTCACGCTCGCTTTCTCCGGGCTTTCTTTCTGCGGTTTTCTGCTTCTCTTTCTCGTCTCTTATTCGGCGCTTGAGACCGGAGACGGCGTA